TTTTGTTAAAGTATTCGAGATCAAAGGGAATCTTGTCTTCCTTCTTGTGATAGTAGTCATACCTTTCTTCGTAGTTTTGTAAGTAATCATGTCCAATATTATTATCAAAAGAAACTGCCAGAGCATCTGACAGAATACTCGGAATCGCATCCCGATTCTTTTTTTCATCTTGCCCGTCAGCAATGCCGATAGCTTCCATCAGGGCAAGATAAATCGCACGGTCACGACACCACTTCTCAGTGGAATCTAGTAACCATTGATGATCTACTGGAGAGTCATTGAAAGAATTGCAGATATCTCTCGTCTCTTTGATTTCACTCTCGTTTAGATCTGTTCTGTTCTCAACCTCAATATTTAGTGCCTCAGATGTAATTGCAGATCCATACTTTACAATAAATTGGACTATCTCTTGAAAGATTACTTTCTCAGATCTACTATCAAAATACTCAGGTTCGATAAATGGAATAACTTTGCGAGAATATTCCTCATTGTATATTAAGTTTCTGAGAATAGTAGTCTCAATTCGTTCCATAAGAGAATTCTTTCTTTGCGATCTCGTCAAGTTGTTGCATCACTTCGGGAGTGAAATAAGTTTCAGGTTCTTTTAGAATTGCTTTGGCATAGACTTTTTTACCATCTATTTCATATCGACCAGCAACGTTTTTCCAAAGTCCGCCAATCTCACCAAGTTCAAGAAGACCATAGTAACGATCAAGGCCACGCTCGTCGTAAAACAAACGTATCTCCACATCTTTATTCTCCTTGCTTAAACGTGACTTAGCAGTCTTTGCCTTGATAATGTTTCCGACAATTTCTGTTCCGTCTTTTTCTTTTTTCTTGCTGAGATATATGATGGTACTGGCAGCATACTTAAGACCACTACCACCACCCATCTCTTTAGTAGGAACATAAGAACCGATGACATCGTAAGTGTGGTTAGTGACAATCATAGGGATGTTTGCCTGACCCAACTTGAGAGTGAGCATACGGAATGCACCTTTGATAAGTTGAGATTTCGTCATGTCACGAACCTGCTTATCATTCAGGGCATCAGTGATCTCCTTTTCAGTTGAGAGCATTCCCAATGAGTCTAACACAAACATACAAGGTTTGCGTTCTTCTTCAGGTTTTTTTAGGTATATATCTACTGCCTTGAGTGCCTTACTACGAAACTCTTCTACTGTGACAACATTAACCACGACAAGCCGTGATGTGTCAATGCCTCTTGAGTCCAAGAGTGACTTAGTAATGGCAGCCTCAGTATCAAAATAGAGACAATAACCATCGGGATTAGAATCAAGAAAATTTTTAACAACGGCGAGGCTGAAGAAAGTCTTTCCAGTAGAAGACTCTCCAGCAATAGCAGTAATCTTATTCCCAGATACACCGCCAAATATACTACCTGAAACAAGTCCGTTAAAAATGTACGAACCCGTGTCAACATAAGTTTCAGTCTCGACAATATCTGCGGCGAGTTTTGTGAAGTCATCTCCAATCTCTTTTACAATATCTTTTAAAAAGTCCATTATCCAAAAAATAGTTCAAGGTTTACAGTTTTTTCTACAGACCATCCAATTGAATCAAGAATTGACTTGAGTGGTTCTACAAAACTCTTTTCAAATTGTAAATCATAATCAATATACTTGTCAAGACCGAGTTCTGTTGGAAAATCTTGAATGAATGAAATTACATTCTCTTGTATAATATTTGGTTTTTTAAGATAAAGAAACTTAATCTTTTCACCATTATTAATAAGAGAATATTTCTTATCTAATTTATTTTGCTTAATGTAATGATTAAACAGAAGTGCTCCACGACAATGAATCGGAGTTCCTTTTACATAAATGTCCGAATGAGAATGATACTTCACAACATCAGATACTGATCGAGGAAAAGCAATGTCTTCTGGAGGAAGTGATTTAAATTCCTTTCGACAATTATCGATAAAATCAATTACATCTTCTTCCGTTCCACTCATCATCAATTTAAGACCATTCTTAATCATCTTCCGACAAGGTGCGGGAGTAGATGATTTGACTGCCTCAATACCCATCATCTTCAGTTTGGGTTCAGAATACTGAACTCCTTCACTGTTCCATACGTTGAGAATGTATCGTTTCTTCGCAGTCCAAATACCACGTTCTGCGATATTCTCACGCTTCATAATCATCTTTTGTTCATATGCCTGAACATAATCCGCAAGTTCCTGATAAGATTGTTCGATGAATGGTTCCAACTTATCTTGACAGATCTTATCAAGTAATCCAACAACTTTTGTTTTATCACCAGACTTACTACTAAGAAATTTATCAACAAGAGGTCCCATATTAAGATAGATTGAGTCAGTGTCAGATGCGATGACATAATCGACTTCCTCAGTTTGTAAAATCTTATTTAGAAATCCGTTCATCTTATTCTCAATCCAACGAATGGAAACCTGACCCGAGAGAGTAATTGCTTCAGCATTTGCCAGTTTATAATACCTAAAATACTGATTACCAATGGCACCATAAGCAGAGTTGAGTTGAATTTTTCGTGCCATCTGAATGTTATTACACCGTGCGATTTCTTTTTCCAGTGCCTTCGTTGGAGTTTTTTCATAATCTTGCTTTGCCTGAAGCATCTTCTTTTTATAGATGGTGCGATCCTTATAAATCTTCTCCATCAACTCAGGAAGAAACCCACGAACGTCCTTTCGATACATGGCACCATTCGCACATACCGCATTGTCCTTATACATCTCAAAGGTCAGTTCTTCATTAAGTATCTTATCAACTGTTGCTGATGGATGCCTGGTATCCCGTAACGTCTCTGGTGAGATGTTGTACTGCATAATAAGATGAGGATACAGAGAGTTGAGGTCAAAAGACACAACCCAATCATACTTTCCCGGAATCGGTTCCTTAACATATGCTCCTGCATATTTTGAATCTTTATCAGATCTTTCTTTGGGAGGGATGACAACATTTCTTTTCTTCAAATAGTTGTAGATAATAGCGTCCCACATACGAACTTGAAAAAACACGTCAGTATAATTAACCTTTGCGTCGTATGCCATTGTAATTGCAAGTTCGATGAGTTTCATCTTGTCTTCCATGCGGTCAACAAGTTCCACGTCAATGATGTTGTATTCTACAAACTTCTGCCACCCATTTGTGTAGAAGTCTTTAAAAGTATCAAACTCGGAGTGATCCAACTTTTTTTGACCAAGTTCTACACTTGCAATATAATCCAGACGATAAGATTCCTGCGCCTTATAAGTAAACTTCTTATAGAGATTTAGATAATCAAGTTGAGTAACACCCCCAACATCATAAGAGATATGTTTACGACCTTGAATAAAAGTTTCACGTTCTGTTACAAGACCCCAAGGTGACATTCGTTTCATCAACTTTTCACCAAGAATGCGATCAATACGACGAACCAGATATGGGATGTCATACAATTCACTATTCCAACCAGTTATAACTTCTGGTGTGTTCTCTTCAATCATCCACCAATTAATGAAATCATTTAGAAGTTCATACTCTGTTCTAAAACCTTTATAGAGAACATTCTTTTGTTTATTGTTAAATGGACCACGACCCCAAGTACGAATCTGTTTCGTAGCATAGTCTTGCACCGTAATCAAAAGAACTTCTTCGGCAGCAGATTCCACATCAGGGAATCCATTCTCCGATGCAACCTCAATGTCAAGAGTGGCAATCTTAATCTTGCTGGTATCAAACTTAATTTCTTCTTCTGGATACATCTCAGAAATATACTGATAGATGTATCGGTCATTGCCATAGATCTTGAAGTTCTCTACACCCTCATACTTCTTGATGAAATCTCTACAATCACGAACTGTTCCTGGTTCTACAGACTCAACATACTCCCCCTCAAGAGTTTTATATTTTGTCTTCTTGTTGGAGGGAACAAAAAGTGTTGGAGAAAACTTTTCTCTCGTTGCAAAGTGCCTACCATTCTCATAACCCCTCACTAGAAAGTGGTCGCCCACCATTTGAACATTGGTGTAAAATCTCATCCTTTAAGTTTTTCCAAATATTTTTCAAGTAGTTCCAATTTTGGATCCATAATAGTAATAATTTTATCAGAGTTAATCATAAACTCCGTTTGATCAGTATCATCCTTCATCCAAGGGCAGAGATTGTGTTCTGCCCAAATTTCATGTGGATTAATAAGTTTGCAATCTGGTTCTCCAATGTCTGCCCCAACTTCTACAATTTCACTAATCAGTCGTTCACTGTTCGTCAGTAGAATCAGTTTGATCGTTTTCTCCATTAATCATATCCTCATAAAGTTTTAAAATTTCTTCGATTGGATTTACTACGGTTACCAACCAATCATGTCTAACAGGAATTTGTTCGTCAGAGGTAATTGGAATCCATGGTGAGAATGATACATTGAGATCGTTCTCATCTTCTTGTGGAGTAACCTCTTCCCTCAAGAAACCATACTTAGGAACAAGATTTATTGAGTATGGATTTTTAAAAAGGTATCCGCAAACCTTTTCATCCGAAATAAGTTCTTTGATATCTGCAATTACAGACTCTCCAGATTTTAATAATGCAACCTTAATAGACATTTTTAATTTACCTCTCAAATTATTATAGCAATAAAAAAGAGGGGAGTCAACTGGGTTTTGCCAGTCATCCCCTCGCGGCGACGATATTCAGTTTTATTTATTTGGTTTTTGGTGTAAGTTTGTATGCTCCGAAGATTGATCCACCGATTGCGGCTAAAATTACTAGAAGTTCCATATGAGTATTAATACTTAATAGATTGTTATTTAGTCAGGAAGTATTATGAAATAACTGGTGCGAGAATACTCCCCATAAAAAGAGATGTTATTACACCAATCAACAAAGAAGATGTAGTAAAGTTCATAGTTTCCTCCAAACTGCTACATAATTATATAGAAAACTGTATCACTATGATACAAAACTCTGTATCAACCGCAACAAAAATCTGAAGCAATTGTTAAGGTTTAAAGATAATCCTTACGTTTGTGTGCTTCAGGAACAACTTTTCCAAGCACAATACTCAAAAGCCCATCCTCAAAATCAACTGATCTAACTTCCGTGTCTTCAGAGAGTGTCCATGCTCGTGTAAATGACCGTTGAGCCAGACCCTTGTGAAGATATTTTGTTTCCGTCTCTTTGTCTTCCTTCTGACCTTCGACAAAGAGTTTACCGTCTTGTGTGTAGACATAAACTTCTTTCTTTTTGAAACCTGCTAGTGCTAGTTCTAGTCTTGATTCTACGTTGCTGACAGTAACTAGATTATATGGTGGATAGTTTGATGTTGTTTCATGAAGATTGAATAGACGATCAAAGTATTCATCCATACCAATAGAGTTGCGTGTGATCCTATCCAGAAGGGTAGGCAAATCCGCAGTAGCATACCTTGTGAGGTTAGTCATTTAACTTCTCCTTTTAAAGCGAGATTGCGTTGTGTGGACCCTTACGGCATCCATAGTATATATTAGCACAAGACATAAAAAACGGGGTGTGGGACCCCGTATCTTTTTATTCGGTTTCTTCCACCCGTTTCTTCTTAGAACCAATATTATACTTAGTCTCAAGAATCCAGTCTTGCTTATCTTTATATGCAAGAACCTTGATTTGATTGAGTGGTGCAATATCAGTAATCTTACTTACATCAACAATACCAATAAGACCCCAATCAGCAAGAAGTTGAGCAATACGGTTACGACGTTGGACATCGTTCTGTGTCAAGTTTGCATGTTTGCCGTCAAGAGCAAACAGTTCCTTAAAATGCACTAAGAAATATCTACCTTGCTTGTGCAGAATATGACAACTCTGATAGATCTTTTTCTCCTTTCTAGATGCGACTCCGATTCTTGTCAATGTTTCACGCACTTTCAGAAAGTCATCAGGTTCACTCAGAACGACTTCTACCATCTGTTCTGGTGTCCATGTCACTTCAGGTTCTCTAACAACACTCATTTTTTTCCTCCAGTATCAAATTTCGATTTAATAAAATTAAGTTGTTCCTTTGTTAGAATTTTCAAAGCTTGCTTTGCCTTTTCATTACTATAACCATAATAAAGTTTGACATAATCAAGATCTTTGATCTTATCTTGTCGGATCCAGGGAGAGAATCTCTTCTTTTTCCTCACAATATTTATAAGAAAATCATATTGAAGTTTCTTTGGAAGAAAGTGATACTTATTCATCTCATTAGCAAACATTAAAGTATCGATGTGCCCAGAGAAACAACGATTGATAATATAAGGAGGATATTCCTTCTCAATAGAAGGATCTTCATCAATCAGATGTTTCTTTGTCTGATTAATGGAATTGAGCCAGTCTTTAAGTTCAGTCATGAAGAAGAAGATTTAAAATATTTACAGTCTCTTTTTCAGTTGGATAGTTAGTAACAAGAAGTTCTGTTTTCACATTCTCATCAGTTCCTTTTTCACCACGATGTGCCATAGAATAACGAAGTTTCCATTCACGCAAATGATAATCTTTGTATAACTCAAGCAATCTATCATTCACGTTATAAGTAATCATGAACTTATGCGGACACTTATATACATCTTCTGCAAATCGATCATGATCAAATGACTTGTGCATTTCACGATCTTTTCCATAAAGAAAATCCTTAATATCATAAGGAGGATCGAGAAATACGAATACGTCCTCACCAGGATCATTCATAACCTCAGAATAATCAATGTTTGTGATCTTCCACTTTTGTGTTAGTTGAGAATACTTCTTTAGTTTTTCAATACCAACGAAAGAAAAATTAGAACGTGCTGCTGTCTTGGAAAATGTACTATTTTCAGTCAATCCAGAAAAACTACACTTATTCAAAATGAAAAAACTTACGGCACGATCAAGACCATCCTGAGAATTAATGTCATCCCGAGTTTTATCAAATAATTCTTTGTGTGCAGAATCCTTATCGTCCTGTGACTGATAGTTTGATGCTTTTGATTTGATATCATTCAGACGATCAGAAAGTTCTTCACCACGATCTCTGAGTTGCACCCAGAAATTGTAAAGAGTGACATACTTATCGTTGATCCAAACAGGAACATCGGGATATGCCTGAGTGGCATAAAATGCCACAGAACCACCACCAATGAATGGTTCACGATATTCTTTGAAGTCTTCCGGAAACCATGGTGCCAAAGTCTTAGTAGCTTTTGACTTACCGCCAGGATATCTAAGACAAGTTTTCAGAGGAAATGTTTTCATAATCAGCAGGATGATATTTCAAGAATTCCCAGAAAGTCATTTTCATTTCTTTCTGAGTCATGCCACAATGCTTTGCGGCAGCAGGTAGAGTCATTTTAGCACGAAACAAACCAAAGTTTGCTTGTTCGACGAGTTCAGGAGTTGTTTTCACTTTTGGTTCAACCAGTTTGGTTTTATCGATATTCAGTAGTCCCATCAACCCTCTCCAATTCGGTAGTAAGTGTATAGAAGAATTTGTTGATACTTTGAGACATTAATCTATATCCAGTACCGACATAAAGTTGACCAAGAACTACTGCGATGGTTGCAGTTCCCCAAAAAATGTAATAAAACCTAGACTTAACTTGTGCTCTTAGTTTTTGTTTTTTCATAGTACCAACTTCTTACTTGGTGTTTTCAAGACAGAGAACATTTCCCGATATTGTTCCTCAATCTGTTCTTGAGTATCAGCAATGTACACAACGTACTTCTTAGTCACTTCCAGTTCTTCACCCTTTCCTTTGAGGAGGGGAGACCAGGGAGCAAATCCCATTTGACCATTACCAGCAGGAACGGCAACAATAGGATTTTGAATGACAATTACATCCTCACCCATATCGGATTTGTCATCAATCAGGTCTGCGATAACATCTTCACCAGACCACATACGAATCAGTTTTACATTCATTTGAATTCACACTCCACATCTAATTTTAACATAATCAAAAACTTTTTGAGGAACATTAATATTTAATGCTTCCTCAAACCCTTTAAATCCTGGGGATGAGTTTGCTTCACATATTTTGTATCCATCATTATGAAATAACAGATCAACACCAGCAATATCAAGGTCAAGTACTTTTGCAACTTGAATGGCAAGCATTTCCATTTCGTCGTCCACATCGTAAGATTCCCCTTTACCTCCACGGGAAATATTGGCTTTG